GGAGCACATGATTGTGATGCCTTATCTTGATTGGGTAGACCCAGAGCTTCTTGAGTCTGAGGATGACGATGAGGAAGATGAGGATGACCACGAGGATGATGAGGATGACGATGATGAGTAAGCCAGATGAGATAAACCTTAGCTTTACGCTGAAGCAACTGGAGATTATAGCTGTGGCTGTGTCTTCGTTATATCACTACGGATACCCATCAGATCCTACGTTTCATTGGCCTGACGAGGAGGAGAATGTCGATGAGATAATGGAGTCAGTCACTGAGCCATTGAATGAGTACGGATTTGGCACTGTTGATATTGATTGGGTCAATCGCTGTGATAGAGTTAAGTACGAGGAGGAGGATCGAGAGAGTTACAGGTAGCCCACGCCCTCAGTCAAGGAGACTAGCCAGAAGATAAACCACCAGCTTGATAGCTGGTTTTTTTGGCTCCATGTTTTATTTGTCATGCTACGTTGCATGATTCATACGATACGGAGTATCATACATAAGTGTTACAATTATGTGACACCCAATCAGAGGAAGACCTATGAACTTACGAGAAGATGTACTGGACATGATCAACACTGACCTCAAGATGCTAGTGAACCTCAATATATTTAATGTGCATGACCACGTTAGCCGTATGGATTTCGCTCGTGGATTGAAGCTGCCCAACTTGGTGGTGTACATGGGCAAGACACACACTGAAGTGTTGGCCTATCTGCTGGACTTTGATGTCTACAGGGACGTTGCCTGATGCCCTCTATGAAGCGTTGTATCGAAGTGTACCTCAACCATTCCTCCAACGAAGCAGGCTCCCTGAGTGGCCCTATGTTGGACATGTGGAGGATAGGACAAGGTTGCCATGAGGCGACCAATGATTCCAGTGCTGAAGTGAAGAGCTGTGCGAAGCACGGCTTGGAGCTGAAGGGTAATGGTGTAGTGAACTTAGTTAGCCAGATAGATAAGTGACTGAGTACGCCAGAAGAGGGAGAGCAGCAGGTCACTTGCCAGACACAGTGTATGCACTGGTGAGTGCGAAGGATGAGTGGGAGTTCAGTAACTGGGATGAGTTGAGGTTCTTCTGGGGTTCACTGGAGAGGAGTGAACAACTGAAGTGTCGCACAGTATTGAGGAGCGTATGGCGTAGATAGGCAGCCGCTCAATCAAGGAGAGTTGATGTTGAATCAGCCAGAAAGATTAACTAGGAGCAGTAAATTATGAGTGAACAAAATCAAATCAGTTCGATGATGGAGGAGTATCTCCTCGTCCATAAAGACAGTAAGTATAACAATCGAAGAAATGTTTTACGCAAGTTAGCTGATGCCATGTTTGGCCTTGCTGATGAGCATTGGCAAATCCAATGTAATGTAGTTGTGAGTGACTTGTTAGTTGCTATTCCTGAGCTACAGGAGAAAGGATTGAAACCTACATTCAATTCTTTCCGAGGTCAGCTTAGTCCTGCATTGCTCGAAGAGTTCTGTGTGTATGTCTTCTCTAAATCACCGATGGCTGGTGTCGGTAAAGACACTATGGACATTTATCATATGGCAGTCTGCAAATGGTTAAGGATCTCGGTTCAAGCTATTCGAGATGGTGACTATTTCAATAGCCCATGGGGTACTAATGATTTGAGTGTCGGCCATGAGATGCGTCTCAGTAAAATTGTTGATCAGTTTACTGTTGAATCAGGCGGTAATAAAAAAGAAATTAAAAACGTACAGGGAGCAGCACCGATGGTAGTAGAAGAAAATCAAATTGTTTTGGATGGGCCGCACAAGGTAGCAGTCGATGCACTCCTTAGTTCTATGGGTATGAGTGTTGACTCTATCAACGAGAAGATGCACACCCTTACCAATGATGCTGACATGGCGAACAAGGAGAATGCGGTACTGGCTGGGAGGTTAGCGATTGCAATGAACACAGTGAGTGCTCCGACCAGTGTCAGTGCTTCTAGTGATGGTACGTTGCCAGATGGTGACGTTGTAATGACGCTGGCAGTGGACATCTTCACGGAGATTACCGACAAGGATCAGCAGAAGACTCTGGGGTTCAGTGTGCCAGTGTTTGAGTGGGATGGCGTGCATCCTGATGTGCCGAGTATCGACCCCAACTATGAGTACGATGTGAAGGCATTGTTTAGGGTGTTGCAGGGTATCGTTGACTCCAACAACACTTACTTGTTTGGTCACACTGGTACTGGCAAGAGCACATTGGTGGAGCAAGTGTGTGCTCGTCTCAACTTTCCATTGGTCAGGGTTAACTTTGATAGCGAGATAAGCCGTATGGATTTGGTGGGGAGAGACACACTGGTGACTGAGGATGGTCAGACAGTTAGTAAGTTTGTGGATGGTGTGCTGCCAGATGCACTGAGCCGACCTTGTTTGCTGTTGTGTGACGAGGTGGATTTCATTAGGCCAGATGTGATGTATGTTTTCCAACGTGTACTGGAGGGCAATGGCTTGCTGATTAGTGAAGATGGAGGCCGCAAGGTTATAGCGAATCCATGGTTCCGATTGATTGCTACTGCCAATACTTGTGGTCAGGGTGATGAGAGCGGTATGTATCAGGGAGCCAGACCACAATCGATGGCGACCTTGGATCGCTTTGAGAATTGGGTGAGTGTGGATTACATGCAGCCAGAGAAGGAGAAGGAGTGGTTGAAGAAGAGTCATCCTATGTTGGGTGATAGTGCATCCGATAGGCTAATTGATTATGCACAAGAGCATCGTCAAGCATTCATTGGTGGCAAGATCATGCAGCCATTGAGTCCTCGTGGATTGAAGGCAATGGCGAAGCGGTTCGTTACCTGTATGGATATGACCGACAACTTAGAGGACTCCTTTAAGGAGTCGTTTGGCTCCACAATATTAGATCGGTGTACGTCTCAAGACAAGGTTGTCATTGAAGGTTTGTTTCAACGTGTCATCAAGGGAGGATCGTGATAGTGAATAAGCAAGAGAGTTTGTTAGCGAAGTTTGAGTTAGCAAGGTGTCAGTTGGCGAAAGCGAAAGCGAAGTGTCACCTAGCTAGGGCGATAGCGATAGAGGCTTACGTCAAATTAGAATCACACAAGGCAAGGGGTGTTGTATGAAGGGTAAAGATTATATGCACGAAGCCAAGAATGTTAGTTCAGTTCTTGGGAGAAACAGTGACGTTAAGGTTGTGTTCGAGGGTACTGGTGCGTGTACTGATGGCAATAATATTGTACTACCCACTATCGATAGCGAGGTGGAGTTAGATGACTGGACTGTCAAGGTAGCCAGAGGGTACGTTGACCATGAAGCCGCTCATGTGAAGTGGACTGATCAAGATCAGTGGGTCAAAGCAATCAACCGCTTTAAGCGTAGCAAGGAGCATGTAGTTCTCAAGAAGGGTTGTCTCAATGCACTGGAGGATGTGCGTATCGAGAAGAAGTTAATCGATATGTATGCAGGGAGCATTGATAACCTTGATGCTGTATCAACGGAGGTCATCAACGAGTTGATACTGAGTATGGGCAAGAGAACTAAGACTGTTACTGACTTGTCAGCAGTGGAGATCGGTGGTCTGGCTGCGACATGGTATGGAAGAGTGAAGCATGGGTATGGTCAGGTTGCTGGAGAATACTTTGAGTTGTTAGATCAGGAGTTGCAGGATGTAGTGAAGGGTGCGGTTGATCGTCTCGATAGTGTATCTGATACCAAGGGTGTCGTTAAGATTGCCGAGGACTTTGTTGCTGAGTTAGTACGAATGTCTGAGCACAAGGATGACGATGATGATGATGGTGATCAGGGTGATCAGGGTGATCAGGGTGATGATGACTCCAAGGGTGATCAGGGTGATGATCAAGGCGAGAGTGACGAGAGTGACGAGAGTGACGAGAGTGACGATCAGGAGGGTGACGAGGGTGACGAGACTGATGGTGATGGTGATGGCACTGGTGATGGTGACGAGACTGATGGTGACGATGGCATGGAGGGCAGCGATTCTGATGGAGGCGGTGACTCCAAGCAGTCGAGTGATGATGCAGATGGTGAGGATAAAAATAAGTCGGGTGATGATCAATCCACTATCAATCGTGACTCTGTAGGTTCGGGTGATGGTGATCCTTATGATCCTGACAAGCTCAAGCAAGAGGCAGTGGAGAGAGCACTCAATCCTAATGCACATGTCAAACGTAGGGGTGATACATTCCGTAGATTTAGTGATCGGTATGACAAGGAAGTATCTGGCGATGATCTTCATGACATTCCAGATGCTTACGACAAAATGCTCAACGAGACTGTAGGCCAGACGAATGTGTTGAGGCGAACACTGGAGAGAAAGTTAGCTGCCAAGATGAAACGCTCATGGGTAGGAGGCCAGACGAAGGGACGCTTGGATAGCAGACGTTTGGTTGGTGCGGTGACTGGTAGTGAGCACATCTACAAGACGCGAGAGGAGACAGACGATCTTGATACTGCGCTCATGATTATAGTGGATCACTCAGGGAGCATGGGCAATCGTATTAAGACAGCATCAAGTGCTACTGTCGCATTGGCAGTGGCGTTGGAGAACACTCCGATTGTCTATGCGATTCAAGGATTCACGACTCAGCACTTGCCAGATAAGGTGCACAATAAGTTCACTACGCTGACTGAGTACGAGAGTTATATGCCAGTGGTTACACTCAGGTACAAGGAGTTTAGTGATCGACTATCTCGTGTCAAAGGTAAGCTAGGGGGTATGAAGTATAACTTCTGCCATAGCATGTGCCTCAATGTTGATGGAGTATCTATTGAGAAGGCTGGTCGTGAGTTACTGAAGCGTCCAGAGAAACGCAAGGTGCTGATGGTGCTGAGTGATGGTGAGCCTAACGATGGTTACTCTCAAGTAAGAGGTGGCTTGGAGAGGCATCTAAAGAATGTGATCAATAGCCTAGCCGCTCAAGGTGTCGAGGTGTTTGGCATTGGCATCGAGAGTGATGCAGTGAGCAGTTATTATCCAGACTATGCGGTGCTTAATGATGTGGCTGATCTTGAGAAAGAGGTTATCGGTAGGATGGAAGGCTTACTGTTGGATGGTAGGCATGTCCGTAAAGCAAGCTAAGATTATGATTAGATCGGAGTGGTTCGGGTTAGCACCCAAGGGTGCTGGCTTGAGCATGAGGGATTGGGTAGCGATTGCGAAGATGGTTAAGCGCAAGAAGATTCGTAAGTGTGATTGGTTAAAGGTTAAGGGAGTTGTTGATGAATATATACATGATCGATGAGAGTCCAAGAGTTGTTGCCAAGTCTGTGCCAGATGAGGTGTGGGAACGTAGGTTGTTTGATGCGGTTGAGTTAGTAAGTGAAGGAGCTGCTCACTGGGAAGGTGAAGAGGCTATGTTTATTTGTCACGACCCCAAGCATTCGTGGGTTGGTTGGGTGAAGAAGTCTAAGTTTAATTGGGAGTGGACAGTCAAGTATCTGGCCTACCTTGTGACTGATTTGATTAAGCGTGGGTATGTAGTGAGCGATGAGATTTCTAGCTACTCTGATTACATTAATGGTGAGTATGGAATAACCCCAACCATAAGAACTATACCACCAAGGTGTGTGCCGCGTAAGTTTAAGATGGATGATGCCAGCATACCTAATGTCTTCAAAGCGTATCGAGAATACATTAAATCTGATGTGAGGTTACACGAGATGGGCAATAGAAATCATGCTTGGTTAAATGAAGAGGAGGTTTGTGATGAATGATTACAAATTTAAATTGTAATCTAATACTTTATGTCTATACTGTGGGTGTTACGAATCTGTAACACATAATACTAACAAGGAGATCGTAATGAGTACCAACGAAGAACTTTCTGCTGAGATCGCAGCACTCAGGGTTGAGATGCTAGCACAAATGGAAGAGTTAAAGTCTGTCATTAGATTTGCTATGGGCGGTGCAAGTGTCACACCCAAGCAGCAAATTGCAGCTATGTCAGATGGCTATGTGTTAAGGATGATGACTACAAAGCAACACGCTGCTATGCAGATGTGGTTGTTCAGTGGCATGAAGATGGCTGACATGGCGAGGCGAATGAACTGCTCTCGCAATACAGCTAGGCTTCATTTGAAAGCCTTGTGGACGAAGATGGCGACAGAAGATAGAAACGTAGTTAGCAGCCGCTTGCTACCTATTCTTGAAGCATCGTCTGATGCTGAGTACATGGAGTGGAGTGGTGGCTTGCCTAAGAATTGGGCAGCTACATATGACGATGGGTGCTTAGACCCTTACTTAAATTTATATGTTAAGAGTAAGGAAGACACCAATGAAAGAAATAAAATTAAGGTTGGAGCGGTACAGGGGTAAGTACAGTGCGAGAGGTCATGATCTCTTTGGAGTTCAGGTCAGGCAAAGTCTGGGCATAAACCTAACTGAACCTGAGTGTGTCGCAACCAAGGCGTTGGGCAAATTAGAAAGTGCCATCATGAATAATGGTGGTCACGCTTTCGTTAAAGGTAGTGAGCTGACAGTGGATGTACTGCTGGAACTTTACTACGAGAAAGGTGTTGCCAAAGAAAGCCTTAACAAGGTGAAGCACGTTGCTGACTATTGGGGACGAGTGAGTGTCTCCAGTGTCAATGAAGCATCGGTCTTGGAATGGGAACGCAGCATGCTGGAACGAGGGTTGTCTCCAGCTACTATCAAGAGGTACAACACTGTGCTTAAAGCTGTCATAAATTATGGGTGCAAGAGTAAGTCTTTGCCTCCTATAAGGATGCCCAATATAGGGCAAGATAGTCCAGCCAGAAAGTTGTATTTGTACAATGATGATAGGGATAAAATCATGAGCAACATGGATGATTACTCTCGAAGATATTTCATTGTACTTGCTTGGTCAGGAGCCAGACCGAAGGAGTTGATCAACCTCAAATGGAGGGACGTTGACCGCAGGGGCAAGACATTAACTGTGCAATCGTACAAGGGTAAGAATGGTCAGGTCATGGCTAGAACAATACCCTACTCTGCTTCAATAGAGGCAGTGATTGATGAGTTGATTACTTTGAGTCCTTGCAAGCGTGATGAGCATGTCTTCAAGAGAGATAGCGAAACGTGCTGGGCAGACTTGAAGGATTCAACCAAGGCGGTTGCTTACCGACTGAAGAGGGCAACCTTGGATGCTGGGTATGAGTTTGGAGTTGAGGCTGGTGTTTCGTTGTATGCGTTTAGGCATACGTTTGGAACAAACGCTGGGAACAATGGCAGTACCAATGCACTGATGTTGAGTGCATACATGGGGCATAAGGATGTCCAAACCACCAATGATAATTACTTCCATGGTGGGGTGAAGGATGCTGAAATGTTGGTTCAAGGGCTTGGTTAACAAGCCAGATAGAGATAGCAATGGGTAGCGTAGCGTTTCCACACTACGAGGTTCATTGCAAGGGAGAGGGAGTAGTGTACTCCAGACCCCGACCTTGGCAAGGTCGTGCTCTACCAACTGAGCTATTCCCGCTATGTTGTCTATTGATGTTTGATAGTCAACGGAGGCGTAGGCTACAGAGATTTGGAACAGTTGTAAACTGTTATCTATGCCCAAATGTTTGTAGTCAGGATGTAATCATTACAGCACAAGTTTGTACGGGCCGCATGGTTCAGACGATGGTGTTTTAATAGAGCACAAATAGTGCAAGACACATTGTATGGAACATAAAGGCGTGTTATAAATAAATTTGAGAGGACGAGAGTCCAATAAAAGGAAGTAGTATGGGTAAGTTTAATTTTAATAAGATGCGATGCGTAAAGCGAGCATACATGGAGGAGGAAGTATGGACATGGTTCATTACTTTCGTTGATCACATGTCAAAGCTATTGCCCAAGCACGCTGTAGCGTCAGGCGACTGCGTAGTTCAAAAACAAAATCTTATGGGTGCAAAATACTCAGAAGATCAAGAACCCCAAGGGCCACCTTCGGTAACACGTTTGAAATATTTTAAAGGGAGTGATTCAAATACAATTGAAGGCGCATAGACGCTGAAAGGAACATAACGTGTTGGAAGAAAAATTAGAAAAGTTGGTAGCACAAAGAGCAGGAAAATCATTAGTTGGAGAAGTGCTTACGGCAATCGCAAAAGAGATTGTCACCGCTGCTGATGACATCGTGAACATCGATGATCATGACAAGAGACGGGAAGCATGGGGTGAGTTCCTAGACGAACTCGGAGTACCACTGGAAGACATGATGAAGTAGATTACGGGGAGCGTTGGCTCCCCTTTTTTTTGCCTGTTATTCGTAGCCATTCTCTCGTAGCCAAGCGTTGTAATATTTTAGGAATGGCCCAAGTCTTAGTACGCAATATGAGTCCGTTGTTTTCATGTTGTTCATGCGGTTGATTACGATGGGAGTCTCAGGAGAATGAGTATCCTTTGCGTTCCTCTCAGCCTGTCTCATAGCTTCTTTGAAGTTGCACTTCTCTACTCGCTTGGCCTCCACAAATAGGTCAGGTGTCCCCACTAGATCGGCTCCTCCAGATGTCATTACATTACCACCGCCAGAGAGAGGTGCTCGGTATGCACATTGAGATACTGGGTAGCATTCTTGATTGAGGTGAGCCGCAAGTTCGCGCTCAAAGTTATCCCCTTTTTGTTTCATACCTTTCATTGATGGCATCTAATGTTTCCTTGGTGAGAGTTGGTGGGGTTGGTGGAGTGAATGTGATCGGGAGTGGATCGTTTGCTTCTGGAAGTTCGGATGGTGTTGGGCTGTTGATGTCGATTGCATAGCGGATGGCTGAATCTTTTGCTTCTTGGAGTTCAGTGATTGTCCCTGCCTTAAATGTGTTCGGGTAGTGCAAGTCTCCAATGGTGAACGTGCGTCTCGAACTGGAGGTAGGACATGGGTTCTTGAATCCTGCCCACCCTATCTTGTTTTGATTGCGGCTCCAGCCTACGTTGCAATGAGACTGACTGGGATGGGCTGGTTGGAGTTCAATGAACCGCCACTTGCGATTGCGTACAATAATTTGGGCTGTCTCTTCATCGCCAATAAATACGCCAGAGTGTGAGGAGTACCAGTTCTTTTTGATGACAGGGTTATCGTTTGGTATCGATACCCATTCAGTTCTTACTATCGTTGGTGAGAGATGATGCTGCCACTCCTTGACGACTGAACAGATATGAAATGGTGAGACCAAGAACATGTCTGGGTAAAGCCAAGATTGAGTGGCGAACATTACAGGCGACCTCTCTTCCTTCGGAGTTGACCAATAGCATCTCGCAGTGGTTTGTATTCGGGGATGTCATCAGTGATGATCTGATTAATCCTACGCTTTGTACACCCAAGGTATACTGAGATTTCTAGGGAAGTGAGACCCTTGAGGAGAAGCCTCTTGATGTCTTGGTTGTCTATGGATCGAGTGTGCTGACGAGTGGAGACGAGACCAAGCTCTTGAGCCTTGATGAGCAATGCGTTTGGAGTTCTCTTGAGGAGTAATGCAATGTCCTTGTAGTCTTTGTGACCCCAGTTCTCAGAGATGATACGAACATCTTTGGTTGTCCAGAATCCTTGAGGTGATAGTCCATTGGGAGTGCTCACGACTTAGGCTCCCTTGCATAGATGGTTCCATCTGCGTACACGGATACCGCCTCGGCTGTCTTAACTTCGATCTGAGTGCCTTCCAATGTGAATGTGTCATCATCGTATGGGTCATACTTAACGCGCTTGAATACGACAGGAGAGTCCTCTGTTACGTCACGAACAAGTTGCACCTCTTCTTCGGTGATGTGAAGAACATCATCAGTAAGTTCTCTGTCCTTGATCGACTGGTAATCAGTGATGTATTCGAGGTTGCCACTGACCCATGCGTGTACATTCTTCTGATTGGTCTTGCGTACTTGAGACTGACCAGACTGTTGGATCACAAAGCGACAGTCAGTCAGCTCGGCATGGTGTGAGTGACCGAGAACTAATCCACTTGCAGCGCATCGGATGGATAGGATGCTTGGTTTCTTCTTGACGTTGCGGTAGACGTTGACTCTCATTGTGAAATCCCAGACACATTGATAGCGTAAGTAATAAGGGTGATTGGAGTGGATAGTATGGTCAGTACGAGAGCGACAAGTATAGGA